CCATATTTGGTCGGATGAACCTCCCCCACCTGACCTGTTCGGGGAACTACGTGCCAGAACCACCCGTACAAAGGGCACTATGTTATTTACACTGACACCTATAGGTGCACCTGTGGACTGGTTAAAAAAGTTAGTAAAGGATGGTATCGTACATGAGCACGTGGGTATCATGAATGTAGAGAACTGCACCCCACTAGGATGCAGACCTCTGATGTCAGAAGCAGATATAGAATCACTTCGCATGTCCTACCTTCCCCTAGACCGTGACGTACGTATGAATGGTGACTGGGATGGGGGCATACCAGAGGGTAGAATCTTTGAACAGTTCACTGATGACCTAGTGTCAGATTTGACCCCACCACCGGACAGACAGTACATCTGGTCTATCGGTATTGATCATGGGCATGACATTGCATCACAGGTTGCTATTTTGACAGCAGTAGACGTGACAGAACGTGACAAACCTATAGTGTATGTAGTAGACGAATATGTAGCATCTGGCGCATCTGCCCAAATACATGCAAAGGCAATCATAGCAATGATAAAAAGGAACGGTCTAGACGTAGCACACATCCAGAGGTGGACAGGTGACAGGTCACATGGTGGGTCAAAAAAGAATGGGGGCAGAATGTCAAACACGATGCTGATGGCAGCATTTGCCCACGTGCTACACTACCCAAAAGGTAAACTACCATTCAGAATCAGAACTGCCTACAAACCTAGATACAGTGTCTACTATGGGTGCAGCGCATTGCATGAACTGATGTGTGCAGGTAGATTCCAAATTTTTCCACGTGCAGAACGTACCATCAAATCACTCAAATATTGGGCAATGAAGTCAAATGGTGGTATGGATGTCATGAGTGAATGGAAACACTGCATAGATGGTCTGAGATATGCTACAATGGGAATCATTGACCATCAATACAGAGCACCAAAACAATCCAAAATCAGTAGGTGAAAACAATGTACAAAGACACACAAATACCTGCAATGCCTATGCAACCAAATCAGGCTACACAAAGAAGGATAGAACACAGTGGGCTACGTCGTAGAATGCTCTGTGGGCAGTGGTTGCAGGACTTGATCGATGAAATCAGTCAACACATACCAGAGTCTAGACAGGCTGCATGGGGTGTGCCTGATATGTCATCAAATATATTCAAAGCATCTGTAGATGCTCTGTGTGGTCTTTATGTAGAACCACCTACAATCAGTGTCACAGAATCTACAGGACAGTCTGCAGAGGGTCTGGTGGGACGTGAAGGGCATGTAAATGCTGCAGGTCTATGGTCTATGATGCAGAAGGTACAGTATTACACACTGGGCATGAATGAATGTTTTATACGTGTAGACATGACAGATGATGGTCAGGGTCTGTTGTATCGTATTGTGACAGTAGACATGGTAGATGCAGAAGCATCTGCAGGTGACCCATCTAGACCCCACACCATAAAAGAAATGCGCCTACGTTTCTGTCATGAATGTAACAAACATGAATGGACAGTAGACCATCTGTCAATCAAAGATCCACAGAACCCGGTCTATGAAATCTACACAGTGAATCAGAATGGTGAACGGGCTGATGATGTGACACAAAAGTATCTGGGGCAGTCTATGACAGGTGCTGCATATCCCTACAGAGATAGTGCAGGTGCACCATTTCTACCATACAGTCTGTACCATTCAGAGATACATGGTCATCTGTTTGATGCATATGCCAACCGTGAAGTAGTGATGGGGGCATTAAATGCAGCAGTGCTATACACATATTTTTTGCACCTCTGCAGGGACTGTTCACACCCACAACGCTATCTGATGGGGGCTACACTTGCAGGTCTAGATACATTTGACAACAATATAGAGGCACGTAGACAGGCTATTGCATCAGACTCTGCATCTATTCTAGTGTTCACCCCTGACCCAGATTTGCAAGCAGGTCAGCAGCCCCAGATAGGTCAGTATCAGGCAGGTGGTGATGTAGGGCAGATGCTAGAATCTATCACAGTGTATGAACGTAGAATCAGTACATACATGGGTATCAACCCTGCAGACGTGCAGAAAATGTCTGGTGACCCACGTAGTGGGTATGCCATTGCTATCAGTCGATCTAGTCTACGTGAGTCACAGAGAAAATATGCACCGGCATTCAGACGTGCAGATGTAGAGACACTTGAAATCAGTGCAAAGATTTCAAACAGATACATGAACACATCATACCCAGAAACAGGGTACAGAGTAGAATACCATGCAATACCGTTAAGCCCACAGGAATCAAAAGAGCAGCGTGAAAACATGCTAGCACTGTTGGCATCTGGTTTGATCTCAAAGGTAGATGCCATGAAAATATTGCACCCTGATTTTGATGACACAGATGCAAAACGTGAACTACTCAAAATACAAAATGACAATCTAACATTCTAACCACACACACAAAGGGAAAACAATGTCCAATACAATCACACATGAGGGTGTAGAGTACATAGCAAAATCACATGTAGACGAAATAGTCAGACAGAGGATTGCAAAATACAGTGAAAAACTCACTACTGCAGAATCACGTCTATCAGAATACCAGTCTAAACTGGATGAAGCATCTGCAAAGGTAGGTCTAGTAGACAATCTGACACAGCAGGTAGAATCACTACGTGGTGAACTCACCACTGCAAACAGTCGATATGAACGTCACACTGTTATCAGTCAATACGGTATCACAGACAACGGGGTACGGGATGCAGTAGAATGGGCATATGAACGTGAAATGCAAGGCAGAAACAAAAAGGATCAGCAGCCCCTGTCAGACTGGATGCAGACCATCCATCAGAATCCAGACACAGCCCCTGCAGTGCTGCGCCCCTTCATATCAGCACCACAGGCATCAGAGCAGACAGAACAGGCTGCACAACCACAGATGCAGCAGCAGATGCCACAGACCCAAATGCAACCACAGATGCAGATGCCACAGACCCAAATGCAGACCCCACCACCTGTAGCCCCTTCATCAAACAATGGTGTAGCAGCACAAACAGGTGCACCTGTACCAAATGACATTTTGAAACGTGCAACAGACCCTGCATTCTACAGTCAGAATAGGGATGCAATCAGACAGGCATACTACAGTCAGACAGGCAAATCAGATTCACCATTTAAGTTCTAGAGGTTGTCATGTCTACATTTCTATTCAGTGATGGTGCAGGTGTCCCATCACGTCATGACTTCACAAATCAAACCAGTATTGTAGTGACACATGGTCTAGGGTACAGACCTGCAGTCTGGATTGAGATAGGTGGGTCACAGGTCTATGGTGACGTGACCTACAATAATAATCTGACATTCACTGTCACATTTCAGACAACAGAAACTGGGGTGATATATTACAGGTGACTGCAGCCCAGTCACAGATTTTAATCACACATAGAGGTTCTAAACATGGCACAAAGATTTCTAGCCCCTGAAGTAACATTTGAAGGCATCGTAAAACAAAAAGGTACAGTATCTGATGATCAGCATTTGATCACACGTGGGTACTTGCATGGAAATGTAATTAATGCAATCCATTCTGACAGTGCAAACTTTGCATCAGTCGTTGCAGAGGGTGGTATCAATAAACTGAAGATTGACCCACTGACCATCACATCAGTCACAGTCAACAGTTCACAGGCAGACCTGGCTGCATTCATTTCAAATGTCTACACAGGCAGCAACTTTCAAGAAGGTGACATCGTCTTTTTGACCACCCCATCACCTACAGAAGCCTACATCCATAACGGTGGGACTGCAGGCAATGCAAATGATTTTGATCTAGTCAACAGTGGTTTATCTGATGCCCAGATTCGTTCAAAACTGTCTGCATCTGCAGGTATTGACTATGATGCTTCTACTGGTGCATTCACTGCAGATCAAGCAGAGATAAAAGCATTTTTCAGTGCAGGTACTGGTCTAGCCTATTCTAATGGTCAGTTCAGTTTGAATGCCACGTCTGACCAAATCACTGAGGGGTCTAACAATAAGTTTTTCACTACAGCCCGTGTAGATGCACATTTGTCAGGTGGTACTGGTATTGACTATGCATCTGGTGAAATCTCATTGAATGCCACCACCCAGAACGTGTCAGAGCACAGTTCTAACCTCTACCACACTGCAGCCCGTGTACGTAGTTCTATTTCACTTGCATCTGTCAGTTCACCAGATGTACAACTGTTGACATACAACAGTGGTACAGGTGCATTCAGTTTGCCTGCATCAGCAGTGTTTGCAGAGTTCGATAGTGGTACTGGTCTGTCATATGCAGATGGTGTCTACAGTTTGAATGCAGATACCTCAATGGTGTCAGAGCACAGTTCTGCCCTTTACTTCACAAATGCCCGTGTAGATGCACGTTTGTCAGGTGGTACTGGTATTGATTACAATGCAGGTGTAATCTCATTAAATGCCACGACCCAGAACGTATCAGAGCACAGTTCTGCCCTGTACTTTACCACAGCGAGAGCACAGGCAGCAATCACTGCAGACCCTGCTGCAGGTAACCTTGCAACAGTATCAGGTGGTCAGGTACTGGTAGCCCTGTCCAGTATCCGTAAATCATTTGCAAATCAGTCATTGACTGCAAACACTGCATTGAACTTGACTCACAATCTGGGTGAACGTTTGGTACAGGTGACTGCAATGGATTCAAGTGGTAATGATGTACAACTTGAAAAGGTCTACACATCATCATCAGTCATCACTGTGAAATCACTGGTAGGTTTGACTGGTATTGACATTGCAGTGTCTTTGTAAACACTCAATCCTTCACACCCTAGAACCCCTATGTGTATCCCCATCACGTAGGGGTTCTTTTATTTAGTTTTGATGATACAGATGTGCAGGTCTGCAGTCCCAGACTGTGTCACTACCAGTAGATTTCTATTTGACTGTTTGCCCTGTTCCATAGGTAGATTGAACATGTTGTTAGCAGGGACAAATGCATATGAAGTGATGTCTGCACCTGATGAAGTAGACCCCATAGAATCCCCTGCAGAACCTGTGTTTGACCAGTGCAGTGCAGCAACAGAACCAAAACTGACAGATGTGCAGTCACGTGGTAGTGTGATTTGTACTGCAGACGTGGTGACACTCTCTACAGTCTCTATTCTGGGGTAGGCATTTGTGTTTGTGTAGTCGTAGGTAGACATGTTTGACCCTTTGTGTGTGGTTTGAATGACAGTATGTGTCATTGTAGCAAATACTAACACATTTTGAGATAGAATACACACAGACTACATGACTGCACTGCAGTATGGAGATGGTCAGACATCGGATAGGTTCACAACCGTTAACAGTGCAATAGTCCGTACAGATTCACACTATTAAAAATACTATCCACAGGTATAAAAAAATGACTACTTATTCAGATTTGGGTAACCTACGACTGGCTGCCATGATTGAAAATGAAGTACGCGCAATCCTCGCTGATACCGCGTCTATCCGTAACTCTGGTGCTTTACTCTTTGCAGGTGACGTTGCAGGCATCGGTTCAAAAGTGATGCGCATGCGATATGCAAACTGGGGTGCTGCTACACCATTTGCTGCTGCTGCTGAAAATGCAGATGTAACTGCTGCCACTTTAACACCATCTACTGCAGACATCACTGTAGGACGTTCTGCACTGCGCTATGACATCACAGACCTTGCAGCCATGACCGGACTAGGTTTGGACATCGACCCGTTCAGTATCGCTGCAAAAATGGCAATGTCTGCTGAAGCACGTATCAGTGCTATCATCGCTGCTACATTTTCAAGTGCATCTAACAGTGTAGGTACATCTGGTGTAGACATGTCTGTTGATGACTTCTATGATGCTATGTTCCAGTTAGAGTCAGAAAACAATGATGGACAGTTCTACTGTGTATTGCACCCACAACAACTTTCAGACCTACGTGATTCACTACGTAGTGAATCAAACAATGCACTAGCATTCAGTCCTGCTACTGAAGATATGCTAGAAGCAAAGGGGCAAGGTTATGCAGGTCGTTTTGGTGGTGTAGAGATTTTCAAATCATCATACGTCCAAGAAGCAACTGGTAACAAAATCGGTGCAATGATGTCACGTGGTGCAGTAGCCTATGCAGTAGGTACACCACGACCACTTGCAGGTGCAGGTGTTGAGATCCGACCTGCAGGTACACCTGTTGTAGTGGCCTTCCAGAGGGATGAGTCTGCCGGATTGACAGAGGTAATGGGTCATTTGTACTGTGGTGCTGCCTTGACAGAGGATGCACGTATCGTCAAAATCGTGACTGATGCCTAAAAGGTTTCATGGGTGCACTGGGTCTTAATCCCTTTGTACCCTGCACCCATGACCCTACGGGGTCATGGTGTGTAGTCACACAAAACACAAACAACATTCATACAAAGGGAAAAAGTTATGAGTACAACATTTACACCTACATCATGGACAGGCACTAGACAGGAAACTGCACCACTTTTGAACGTGATGCCCAATGCCCCATTTTATCTATTACATTCACCATTTGCATGGGAACTGACACAGATGGGTGACACGTGGGTATGGTTGCCCCAGTTTGGACAGTTACATGAGATTGCAGGGGTCAATGGTGTAGAGAGTACACCACAGGGTGCAGACAGTACGATAGCAAGAATGAAACTGATGGAAAATGGGCAGACTGTCATTGATAGAGAGTTCGGATACATTGCACGGTACGAAACAAAGCACGGTGGATACCACTACAGACTGAAGTGGGACATACCAAAACAGATAGGTAACAAGGTATACTGGAATACAGACACTGCTGCATTCAATGAGTTCAGACTGTCACTGGTAGAGATGGGTGTGATAGCCCCACCAGAGGTAGAGGTAGTTCTGTCAAAACAGCATCTACTAGATCGTAAAATAGACCGTAAACTGAAGTTCCAACACATACCAGAGGTTAAAAAAGAACTGGATGAACTGTATGAAATGAAAAAACTCATGCAGTCAGCATACGATGCTATTCATGCAGTCAATGATGACCCACCAGAAACAAAAGCAAAGACAACCAAATCACGTAGCAAAAAGGGGTGAACAGATGCCTAGCAAAGAACAGGTAGACAGAGTGACAGAACGACTATACAAACAGGAAAAACAGTCTGGTCACAATGTATCACGTGATGCAGTACGTGCAGAGGTTGTCAAACGTGCACAACGCATTGACAACAGGTCAAAATAACAAAACACACTAGAGGTGACACATGGCTTATAACGGCAAACCATTTTTCAAGATCCCACGTCCACTATTGCTAGCAGGTGGTGTAGAGGTTCGTACTATTTCTGATGGTATTACATTGACAGATAAAGATTCATTATTTCAAGTGATTGACTGTGGTGGTAGTGATGAAAATGTCATTTTACCTGCAGAAAAGGATGGACGTGTCTACTGTATTGTGAATGTAGGTGGTACAAATAATCTGAGTGTACAAAACAATCAAGCAGTAGAAAAGGTGAACCTAGCACCAAATGAGTTTGCCATGTTGGTCAGTGATGCTACTGCATGGTATTTGATTTTGAATGTAGATAACAAATAACAGGTGACACGTGGGTACAGAACGTCTATACAGCCCCAGAATCAGAATACATGAGGTACTGGAACGAAACAGAGCATGCACTGTAGACCTACCTGTCTATAGAGACAATGCACTGCAGTCACCTACCTCTGCCTATTTCAAACTGGTAGACCCAGAGGGCAATGATGTCATAGCCCGTACTGCTGTGTCTGTGGTTGCAAATGTTGCTACCTACTCTATCAGTCCTGCAGAACTGCCTGCTACCCTACGTTTGTCAGATGGGTACATGCAGTTCTGGGAACTGATTATAGATGGGGTCACCCACACATTCAAAAAACCCAGTGCTATCTGTTTGTCTGCCCTGTATCCTGTCATCAGTGATTTAGATTTAGAAGCAGAGTACAGTGACCTGTCAACAATCAGACCCAGTAGTCTAGGCAGTTCATATCAGACCTATATTGATGAAGCATGGGTACAACTCATACAACGTATCCGTGATTTGGGCAACATTGAATACTTGATTATGTCACCCCAGTCACTACGTGCAGCCCATAAAAATCTGACGTTCTATCTGATTTTTAAGGATATGGACTCTAGTGGTCTAGGTGAGGGTAGATACCTTGATCTAGCCCGTACCCATAGAAAAGAGATGGAGTTTGATTTCAAACGTCTGAAGTTTACCTATGACATGAATCAAGATGGTAGAGCAGACAATGAGAACCACAGACGTGCATCACTGGGTGTGATCTACACATCTGCACCACCTACATGGTACAGGCGGTACTAGATGTCTGCAGTATCTCTATCAACAATCAGAAAAAGGTTTGCATCTGCAGTCACTACCCTGTCAGGTTTTGATGAATCACGTAACCCATTTGATGGGTATGGACGTTCACCAAATACGATAGCCCACAAACGTTTTAGTGTGGGTGTGGGTACTGTCACCAGTAGAGAGGATGACAGGCAGCGTAGGTCAGATGGTATCATGACAGATACACAGATGTCAGTCAGGTTTGCATTCAGAATCAGACCAAAAGACCAGATAGATTCATATGACAATGCACTAGATGCTGCAGAACAAGTCATAGAAATCATCACAAACAGAAGTACACCACTGCATGACAGTCTGCAAATCAGATTCACAGGTCTAGACAATGAACTAGCAGACTCAGGTGAATGGTGTACGCTCACACTATCATTTTCAGTTTTACATTACATTCAACTCACATAACAGAGGTTTATCATGGCAGAGAGTTTAGTAGTCGGTACACGCAGGGACGGTACTATCACAATAACAGACGGTGCTGCAGCATCGTATGTAGTAGCATTTGAAGTAGGCGACTTCAGTTCATCAGAACCACTAGCAGACCGTGTAGTCATCCGTGATAGAGGTGCGATAGTCGGACTGAGAGAGGGCGATTCACCTATAATTACATTCAGTTTCAGTGTACACATGCGTTCACTCACAGACACCACTGGTGACAACTTGCTAGACCGAATCTATAATAGAGGTTTTCACAATGCAGTACCCCTGTCATCAACAGGTGGTGATGGTTTTGAACAGTTCCTGCAGTCTGTAGAGTTCAAATGTGACACCAGTGCAGTGGGGTCAGGTAAAACATACACGGCTACATACAGCAAATGTTTGTTAGAGGTTACAAACTTGTCTGAATCTGCAGATGGTAACACTATTGAAATCAGTGGTGAGTGCTACGCAGGTGTAGCATATGCACAAACCTAACATTGCATAACATTTCATTGACTGAAGGGGGTCAACATGAAAATAACATTAAATACATTTGGTGACCTTGAATGCACCATACCATCACTGTCTACCTGTTTTGACATCATATCACAGTGGTCTGATGACCAGAACAGGTCAGTGACTGGTAGACTGTGTGCCATTGC